CAATGACGTAGTATGTGATGGTATAATGAAGATTGCTTTCACTACCACTCACACTCCAACCCAGTCTCATATATCCATCCACAATACTCATAAAGAGGCTTAATAGGTGTGTGTGGACTGTCTATGTTCCCAAAAGTATGCTACTTAACAGTACATGCAAACACCCACCTATCTTAAGAGATTGAGGAGGCTAATATGGGTCATCTATGTTACCACAAGCAAAGAATCACTAACCCAGTGCACCATTCCATAGTGCACCATATAAAACGGATTAGTAATTCAAGCACGTGCTACTTGATGGCCCAGAAAATCCAAAGGTATATTGGATAAGGTTGGAGCGTGGGCTTGTTGCCACCACGCAATGGGCGCCCAAACTAAAGATCATAAATGGACCACTTTAAAGAGCGGTTCCCACTTGAAAGATAATGTAACTTCAATTTGAGCAGGGTGAGCGCAAGGTCAGTCATATTAACAGAAGGTTCACTGTCAACATAAGCATCATAATTGCTCTCCCAGGGGGACGTTATGCCCAGATCGAAAGGCTCCAGCTCCATAACCCTGAGCCGGGCCTCAATCTCAATTTGCTGTTCGATCGTTATGCCATACAGATCTTCAACAATGTACCTTGTTGCATCTGTAGGGAATCGTTCAGCTGGGAGATTCTCAGTGAAGTCTTTTGCCTTATATGAACCCAAGAAGTTCTGGACAAAGTTTTTCCTGAAACGGACGCCGTGAGTGAGTTCCACTAACCGGCGCCCAGCAACGCTGAGAATTGGACAACCATTGTATTGGTGTGCGACAGAGAGAGCCTTTGCACGCAGCAGTGCACGCTGCAGCGCAAGGCCCCCCATCATGTATTTTCTTGGGCACCACCCCACTTTCGATAACATCTTGATCGGGTTCGTGACCACGATATTATCTCCGGGCGCAAAAATGTTTCCACAGAAAGATGCAAGGTTCAATGAGTCCACAATTTGGATCTTCATAACGAACCCCAAGGGCTGGAAATCCAGCTCGTTCGGTAGGAGGTGTGATGGAAGTGCAAATAATCCATCATCACCCTCTACAAAACCCTTAATATCTCTCAGGTCTGCCATTTTCACACCTTTCTCCCACAGGACAAACATGAATAGGACGAGGTTGCACCACCCATTTGCGAGTGATGTATCCATTTCCCCAGACATGCGCACCCCAGGAACCTTAGCGTTAAACATCTGACAAACGTTTAACTCATTGGTTCCACAGATAACTTGATCAAAGAGGTGCATGAACGCACCCCGATCACAAAAGTTCGCGGACATCCGTTTATACAACGGACGTTCAAGAGCTCTCATAACTGCTGGAACAAATTGGGCTTCAAAAGAAGTATAGTCAGTGCATGCGTACCGCACCCCTGGCATCATAAGTACCTCCTGCAAGACCGCGGGCCGTTGACTGACTGGAACGTACTTTATAAACCAAGGGAGTCTGCACACTCGCTTTTCTATAACCTTAATCACAGGTCCTAAGACTGCCTTTGCATAATCGCAACGAGCATTAATAAGACGTGGTGGTTTAGGCTCCTCGTAGAACTCATCTTTCACATGAGTGTCCACTCGGTATCTTTTAAAGACTTGTGTGTCTTGGAACTCTACGTTTAGAGCTTCCCTTATTACCTCTTTCCTGGCAGATGAGTAATCTGTGGTTTCCAGCCACTCATCAAAACTTAAGAAGTCACCGACGCCAGGAAGGTCTAGTGACCCCGAATTTATGAGTTCTTTGACAAACAACTCACAAAACCGGGTCAGTCTCCGTCTTGTAGCACGATTCAGCTTAGGAGGCATAAAAGCAAATCGTTTCGTACATCCTGATAACACGTTGACAGGGCACTTAGGGTCAGGCTTTGGCAGCACACTACGTTCCACATACCACGGCAAGGTTGCAGCAACTGGCGTTCGATCCAATTCGGTCCTCCGGTGAAGAGAACCCACGTTAAACCGAGGCTTAACAGGAGCGTAAGAGAAAACGATAGGAACGTCGCTAGCCCTGTAACCGAAAAGGATTTTTCTTTGTTGCTGCCCTTGGAGTTTAAAGGCAGTGAACGGGAGACTATCATCTCACACATGTTTGCAGTGTCCCTAAAGTCACTGCGCCCTGTGCTCAACAATGTTTCCGTCGAGCCGCAAATCCTGTCATGCGTGGCTAAAATGCGCCTTACACGACCGCTTGCGACCTCAGGAAGAGTTCTTCTGGTCAGTACCTCCTGGGTCATGGAGCTACTGATCAGTTGGGTGACTCCAGAGCAAGTAAGGGGTCCAGACTTGCGGAATACACCACAGTGTTCTAACGCAATACGATCAGGGTCATTGATCATTATTAAGGAAGAATACAAGGTTTTCCCCGTCATCGTGAGTGTCCGGATGAGGGGTTTGCACTCGTAGACAGATCCGTCTACGAGGTCACGAGCTTGATCATATGAGGGTCGCAGATCATTCTCAGGTGTGTCTTCGGATTTCTCTGGGCAGTAAACTTTCTTCGAAACTTTATAGACCAGCTCGCGCCGAAGGACGCGGTTCTGGTAGAAGGTAGAAACCATTAAGCCAATTGCGGCCGTTAGGACTCCTGCACCAGTGCGAATCACCGGGCTTGATGTCACCCAGGACGCAGCTGCATACCCGATACTCCCCAAAAGCGAGGGAATACCGGACCAACTCCAGATAAAATGTGCAAAGGTGTCATCATGGACGGAGAGATCGCATACATTGATCTCCTCCGCCCCAATGTCCCACGCCAGTGGTTCATCGGACTTTTCCTTTATGATGTCTTTGAGAGCATCAATCTCACCCTGTTGCTTTTGCAACGAATCGATCATGTCCTTCAGCGCGGCTGAAGTCTTATCCCTGGCACCTTGACCCCCACCAGGTTTAGAGGATTTTGTTGAGTTAATTGAAGCAAGTGGTTTCCTTCAGTCTGTTTTACACTCGTTATTCAGACTTGCACACTAAGGGATTCGGTTTTGACACCATGGCCCCCGACCTAAATAGGCCGCCATTAATAACACACTTTGCCAGTCATAAACTGCTAGTTGCAACAATCTATGAAGTATCTGGTATCATGATGTGTCTTGGAATTTATCAGCTAATAATAGCTAGGTATTCTCATCCCCCTTTCACCCTATTTTATTAAACGTGGGGTGGAGTTATCACGTTGGTTGATCCTGAATGCAGTACAGGATAATGATTGCACCGACTGCACGGTGCCCCTTTATACTCGGGGAGAGTTTCCTGATTTATACTCACAGGGAGAGAGTTCATGCCCTACAGCAACATAGTGAGTCCTTCTAATGCGTACGGAACCAACTCCTCCAAGACAGCAGTGAACATGCCAAAGCCTGTTTCACCACCATCTTGTGGAGTAGCCTCTTCTACGGCGGCGCCAGGAGCCCGTGCCATAGTGTCCGTAGTTACAGCAGACACAGCACTCTCCTCGGCCACCCAGGCTTCGGTTAGGTTCACATCAGTCTCATCTGATGGTGAAGGGTTTGCGGATAGAATATCAATGGAATTCTCATCCGGGATGAATTCGTAGTTAACTACGACTCGGGCTCTGAATGTGACACCCGCAGGGGCACCAACTACAATGCAAAACAACTCCCAATTGGGACAGGAGTTGAACTCCGGACCAATAGTAGGCCACAGAGGATTGTAGAAGGCAGAATACGTCTGTGTGTTCAGTGAAACTGGGGTCCATCTAACAACCATTGGTTTTGATACATTCAACGGCATGATAGATGTGCCATACATGTTTCTGTAGTCATTGATCACAGGGGAGGCAGACACCCGATAGGGCAGCCATCCTAAGATCATTTCTCCAGAAGCATTTGACAGTGAAGCCTCACTCTCCACATATACGGCTGCCGACACCACTCGAACCCCGTTCGAGTAGGCCTGCAGTGGCGCATTAGTGGGGAAGGGAGAGCCAGCCAACCAGGCGACAGTCGTGGAAGTACTCCCTACACTGTCGACGGTTTGCCAATTCTCTCCTAAAGCACCTCCAAATTTGTTTGGATGAAGGGCGAACACACGGATTCCTCCAAGTGAAGCACTTGGGGGTCCGGCAACGGACTCTGATGCGAATGATGTTTCCAACACACATTGCAGAGTTCCAGTCTCGAAACCGACATCATCTGGTATTTTGATGCCAGCTCCTTGGCTGGGGTCTCTAATCGCTTGGTACCAAGGCGATTTCGCCTTGAGGTTCTTGTGCACCTTGTCAGTCTTCCCTTTCTTATCAGTCGGGAGACCTTTCACGTGAAGCGGTTTAGATGGGGTGGATCGAGGGATTGGCATGGCAGCATTAGCCAACTTCGCCTCTCTCCGGTTTTGCTGCGGTACACTCTTACGAGGCAGCGGGGAGGTTTGGGTGTGATTTGTGTGAGCAGTTTTCTTCTGCGTTGATTTGTTATTTTTAGAAGCAGGTCACAAATCCTATAGCCGTGAGAGACCCATCTCATCGGCCAGGTTGATGGGCAGGATAACCAATTGGTACCGCAGTACCAGGGCGTTTCACCTGCGATAGACACTAAATAGTGCTCCCTGAACAACAACCACATCGCAGGTTCCCCCTTAACCATCAAATGGGGAACCTTCTTAAAAACGTATTAGGTTGTTGATTTTGCAGCCGCGCTTAGGCAACACTGCAACCAATATTTAAGGACGCTGCCTGTCTCAAAACACGTGCGTCCGGCCGGCTAAGGCCACCCCAGGGTAGATTGGCGGCGGTAAAAGGTACCGCTCCATCGCTTATCAAAGCCCCCTTCCCTGGGGTCGAGAATACTAG